TAATCCCAGTAACCTCTTTCCTTACCTTGCTTCGCTAACTCTATGACTGCCTGTTGGACTGCCCTTCGTACAGCGTAGTTAACTGGTTCATTTGTTGATGTTCCAGATTCAATTTCTAATACTCTAGTCCCCTGATCATAAAATTTAAAAACATTAATGCCCACACTGGTGCTCAATATAGTTTTCTCTGTGCTAACATTTAACAATATATCGCCTGTTAACACACTTACTGCTCGTAGACCAACGGTAACTATATCACACCGCCATTGACCTGCTGGTCCGATTCCCATAATTCTTGCGCCTGCTCCGCCAGTAAACATATTTGTATCATAACCAATTATTCCCCCCTCAATAATAATACCAGCGAACTTCAAAGCACCAAGATCTTTATTTTCTTCCGCTTCAGTTCTTGCGTTTCGTATAATCTGTCGTTCTTTAATTAAATTGTCTAAGTTAGTTCTCTCAACAACATCAAAAAAGTTTCCGTTACTTAATGACATCAAAGCATCTATCAAGTAAACTTCTCCACCCTGAGTTACTGCAGTACTAATGTTTGCAATATTGTCAGCTGGCTTTCGTTGACCAGTTTTATCTAAGAAACTATAAACAGCTACAGTAACTGGTTTATTATTACCTATACCAGGAAACTCTTTTAGTTTGTCTTCTGTTTTAGTTTCAGACAACTTTGGTTCCTCTACATATTTCGTAGTGGCGCAACCAACCAGCAATAAAGCAAATAATATAATTAATCTTTTCATGTTAAAAGGCAAATTGAGCAACAGGTATTTCTACTACAGTTTTTGATCCATCTGATTGAGTAACGTTTAATGTAACAACATCATCAGTCATTTCATATTCAATTAAATTGCCAAGTAAATCTATACTTCCCGATGACTGTGGGTTTTCACCAAACAACTTATCAGATACTTGTTTACTTAATTCTGCGTATATTCTACTTTCGAGGTTGGCAAGAAATTTATTTACATTAGTATTCTTTGCTTCCCTTTCTGCTTCTCTCATATCTGACTCTATCTTCGCTTGTATATCTTTCTTGCGTTGATGAGTCAAATTCTCAATAGTTAGTACATGACTACTATATCCTATACCAGTAAAGGCAGGAGACTTAAATTGATAGATAAGATCCCCAGCAAAACAGTTACTCGTCGCTATTAGAAGTATCAGTAGAATTTTTTTCATTCTTTTTTTCTTGTTCCTTTAATGCTAAGATAACATCAACCTTTTGATTTAATCTTATCAGATCGTTATCTAGCATTCTAATTCTATCGATTAACGCTATTAATGTGGTTTGTGCTTCCCCAACAACAGGATCAATTTCATTGGTTACCCACTGCCAAACATAATATATGAAATAACCAAGACCGCCAGCTGCTATTATCGGAAACCCATACGTATTTATGAGTTCAGCTATATTTTCCATTTAAAATGCCAACCCAAACAGGAATCCCATAACCATTCCAGATACAAATCCAGAAATAAGTGCAGTGATCACTTCAGAAACGAAGTGCGTGGGTTGATTCTTAAGCCATATCCGAGTGGCTTTATTTTGGTTTGCGTACCAGCTTTTCATCAGTCTCTCCTGGCATCAGACTGTTCAGCTCTCGCAATTCTATCTAGATCTGGTGGGATTCCCAAGGCATGACTTACTCTGGTGTCGATCCGTATGACATCATGATTCATCGTGGCAACTCTCTTATCGAGTGCCATAATGATACCCTTCATACTATTTACGGATCCAGTTACACCTGCAAGTATAAACTTCAATGTGAGGAAAACAAAATACCCAGCTGCCATCGCTGCCGCTATCGGGAAACCAACCTCTGCTACGAGATTCAAGAACTCCATCTGTACCTTTTATTATAGTTATTAGTAGGTTACTTTCTATTTAGTCTTGCTGCTTCTTTTAATTCTAGTTTTCTAGACCATCCACGTGTATGTGGCTGTATTTGTTCTTTAACCTCTACTGTATCTGATAGACTTATGACTGTTCCTTGCAACAGAACAGTCTCTTTAATCACCTCTTTTTGCTGTTTTTTAGGTGCTGGCTTGGGTTCACGAACTTTTTTGCAGGTGGAGGCACCTCCTCAACAACCTCTTCCTCCTCAACTCTTGCAACTCTAGTTGGTTTACCACGATATAAACTCCAGTTTGCAGCAATAACCATGAGTACAGCAAGAGGATCAAATACAACAACGATCATTATAATGACCCAACGAACTGCTCTTTCCAATAAATTCTTGTCAGGATTATCACCATAAATTAAAGCAGCAACATATTTGATTGGACCAACTTCTGCCTCAAGTGTACGCAACTGAGCATTGATAGGTGCCTTTTCTTTTTGTAAATCTAATATCTTTGCTTGGCTTGTTTCTATTTCTTTTATAAGTCTAGCTCTATCCTTTGCCTGACTTCTTCTAATTTGCAAAGCACGTTCAGCTACATCTTCTTTCTCAAGAAATTCCTTTCTCTCACCATCGCTGAATAAACTATCATCTTTAACACCTTTCTTAACAAGAGTTCTACCCTCTTGGTTCATCTTATTATTGACGACAGCATCCATCTGAGCAATAAGAGACTTATTCGCCTCAATCATTTGACGCTCAGTATCTATTTGATAGTCTATTATCTCTATTTGAGATGCTACATCACCTGTTGGCAATGCTTGATCTAAGTGTGCTTTTGATAAGAACCCAAAGATTCCCATTGACGTCAAGCACATCAATACTATCAAAGCAAACGTGAAGTATGACTTCATGAGCAACGGAACTTGCTTCCAGTTGCGGTACATCCATGAAGCAACAATTAATTTTGCGACCTCTAAAGAACTTCCCATAACTATGATGGGAACAACTGCCGCAGCGAAGATAGCTACCAGTCCAGAAATAGCATAGAAGGCAGCGATAGTTGACAACGTTAATGCTGTCAGTAAAAGTAAGTAGTTCATTTTTGTAAATTCTTTACATGAGAAGCATGAACCCTCGCCATTATATTTTTATTATACCAATCTGTAGGATTTTCTAACACTTCTCTTAGAAATTGCTCTTTGGCTTCTAAGTAAGTGCTTTCACCTTTCTTTTTACACAAATACAATATCTCTCGTGTAAAGTTTTCCTCCCCTAGTCGTTGAACATCTGATTTCAATTCATCAGAGGATGACCAATAAGATTTCCAATCACTTTCCTCTTTATACCTTTTCTTTTTACCCTTTAATTTTTTGGTCTTGGAAAAATAGAAAAGTTTTTTACCAATATATTTTTTGTTATCTATATTATTTGTTATGAGATATACAAAGGCAACATATCCTTCAGGTACATCAGTCATTTCTTCATTGTTATATAACCACGCCATAGACAAAAATGGGGGGACTAATCCCCCCAAGAGTTAGTATCAGTTCTATTTATTAGAACTTAACTTGTACAGTTGTACCACCAATAAGGTGCTCTTTTTGCCAATCTCCGTCTTCACCTGCTGTCAAATATTCAATAAATGGAGTAAGTGTAAGATTTGGAGCAAGCGCAATATCGTAACCTGCCTGCCACTTCACGTCATCAATCTTCATGTCGCCAGTTTTACCTGCGCCAAATTCCCAACGTGGTTGCATTTTGAGCCATGCACCGCTATATGATACTCCAATGATACCACGATATCTCCAGTTATCATCTGTATTACCCTCATGATAACGGTACTCAATTCTATGAGCAAGACTCAAAGGTCCAGCATCGATAACTTTGTGGGTCAACTTTGGACGAATCTCAGTATCTGTACCGTCCTCAGCAAGTCTAAGTGCACCAGTAAGGTTAGGTGCTAATTTATATGTCACTTCAGCGTGATCGTAGTCGTCGTCAGCATATGTTCTGATTTCGAGTCCATATGACTCACCTTGGAATTTAAAATTGTTTTCCATGGTTTGCCAATCATCTTCAGCATGAACTGAAGAAATGAGCATTAATGCTGCGAAAAATGTCAATAATTGTTTCATTTAATCTCCTTGTTAATATTGGTTATTATTTAGTTATCGTAGTTTTTTAGATACGTTTTCATAAAATTTGTAGCTTTTTAGCTACACAATTAAGTAAGCATATATAAACGCTAATACAGTAAATAACGTCATACCACCTAACATCAGTAAAACTATGTACCCGATGATAATCATAAAAAGAGATTCGTCTTTATCATTACTCATCTAAGTCTTTATACTGCCAGTCATCAGTGTGTCCAACATTCCAATAATCTTTATCCTCAACTGTATAATTTTGAGAACAAACCTTAAAGTCTGGCATTTTAGTTTCTTTTGGTATTAAACTATTATCACTCCAGATAACTCTATTGTTTGGTTGTGCAGCAAATTGTCCGTTATCTAACTTGATAATATTAAATGATTTGTGCTCTGGATCATGCTCCGAAAAGTTTATATCAAGTGTGTTACTATCTGAATGGCAACTATCAATCGTAAACATATAACTACCACTATAAAATGCTTTATTTTTAGCGAAAAATTTACATCTACTAAGAAGTGGTTTCTTAATTACAGTTATATTATAATCAAAACAATCCCAAAGTTGTAGAGTATCCAGCGATAATTGTCTCAGTCTATCATAACTTCGATCCCAAACAAAAGCACTGATTGGTAGTTTATCATACAAGGCACCATACTCCGTCAACAAAGTTTCAAAGTATAATGCCTTGCCCTGAACACTCTTTACTGAGATCCAAATACCTGGAGTCAGCTGTCCCTGTCCGTCTTGGTGATCATATAGAAACTCTTTTCTCACATAAACTGGAACAGGGGGAAGGTTACATACCAAATAAGCCACTATTCCTCCTCATCAAAATCTTCTTCAGTGTATATGTCTGCGCCACAAAATGGACAAAACACTACCTCATGAGAAGTTATCTCACCTTCTTTAAATACTATCTTTCCGTGTCCGCCACAAAATTCACAATCAAAATGTTTAGTAGCCATGTATTATGCTCCCCAAACTTCTTCCCATGAACCTGTTAATGCACCTTTAGCATAGTCAGTAACTCTATTCTCGAAGAAGTTACCATGCACTGGAGCATTAATCATTTCTTCAACCCATGGGAGAGGATTTTTCTTGACTTTGAATATACCCTTCATACCAAGAGATATTAACCTTCTATCAGCAATGTATCGAATATACTGCTTTACTTCATCAGAAGTCAATTTAGGCATTTCACTTGAACCAAACGCTAAATCAATAAACTTATCTTCAAGTTCAACCATTTTCTCAGCAATCAAATATATCTGACTCTTCAACTCATCATTCCATAGTTCTCTCTTTTCTTCAATGTAGGTGCGGAAAACTTTAATCATAGACTCAGCATGCATAGTTTCATCAACTATTGACCAAGTAACGATTTGTCCCATACCTTTCATAAGCCCATTACGAGGAAAATTAAGAAGCATGATAAAAGAACTGAAGAGCTGCATACCTTCCGTAAACGCTGAGAATGCAGCAATATTAACTGCGACTGACTCAGGTGTACCGTTTTTTCCTGAGAGTTCGAGGAAGTATTCATGTTTTTCCCTCATCTGTTGATATTCTAAAAACTCTGCATAAGTTGTTTCAGGCATACCAAGAGTTTCAATCAAATGAGAATATGCAGCAATGTGTAATGCTTCACGAGCAGCAAACCCAAGAAGCATCATTCTAACCTCAGGTTGTTTGAAGTATGGCAGATAGTTTTCAACATATCCGCCTGCTACATCAATATCACCCTGAGTAAAGAATCTAAAAATATTAGTTAAAAAGTGTTTCTGTTGTGGTGTTAATTTTTTATTCCAATCTTTAACATCCTCTAACATGGGAACTTCAGTATGCAACCAATGTGCTTGCTCGTGTTTCAACCAAGACTCATATGCCCATGGATAGTAGAATGGCTTGAAAGAATTTCTTGCTTCTATAATATTATGTTTTTTCTTAACCATTTTATCCCTCGCACGCTATACAAACTGATTCATCTTGAGCCAAAGCACTCAAGTCTATCTCTTGAATTACTTGTCGTTCTATTGCTTTGGAAACTTTATCTGCTTTTGCGATCTTATCACTGCGGCAGTAATATAAAGTTTTAAGACCTGCTTTCCATGCTAGGAAATGTACAGCATGTAGATACTTTATATTGGTATCTGGTCGAAAAAATATATTGACCGATTGAGCCTGATCGATATATTGTTGACGGTCAGACGCATGCTGTATAACCCATCGTTGGTCGATTTCCATTGCAGTTTTGAATACGTCTTTGTGCCATTCGTCGATCCAGTCAAGATGTTGAACACTTCCATCGTGGGCGATAATATTTGACCAGATTTTGTTATAGTCCATCTTACTGTCATTTTCACATTTCTCCTTGATATATTTGTCCAAATACTTGTTCTTGTTCAAATACGACCCTGATAATGTATCTTGGCGATACGCATTGGCACGATAAGGTTCAATGCTAGGACTGGTATTGCCCATAAGAATGGAAGAAGAAGCATTGGGAGCAATAGCCATAAGATGACTAAACCTCCTTCCAGTACCAACCGCATCAGGAGCTTCACCACGCTCAGATCCAAGTTCAATATTTGCTTCATCTAATCCCTTCCTAACTGTTTCGAATATTCTCTTATTCAACCCAACTGCCATAGCAGATTCCCATGGAATATTCTTTTGTTGCAATAACGCATGAAATCCTAACGCACCAATACCAATAGATCTTTCTCTTGTTGCTGAATAACGTGCACGCTCAATAGCAGTAGGAGCATGATCTATAAAATGTTGAAGAACATTATCTAGCATTTCAGCAACATCTTTTAAGAACAACTTATCTTTGTTCCACTGATCATAATATTCTAAATTTAATGATGACAAACAACAAACTGCAGTTCTTTCCTTATCTGTTGGTAAAATAATTTCAGAGCACAAATTAGATTGTCTAATCTTTAAGCCAAGCTGTTTTTGAAACTCTGGCATCATACGATTAGATGTATCGATAAAGTGAAGATATGGCTCACCAGTTTGCATTCTAATTTCTAAGATGCGTTGCCATAACTCACGTGCTGAAACATATTCTCTGATATCACCGTTGTTTGGATCTTTCAATGCCCACTTATCGTCAGCATTAGGATCTAACATACACTGCTCTAATATTTCCATAAAGTCATCAGTGATATTGATTCCGTGATGTAAGTTCAAGCAACGCATGTTCTGGTCGCCTGTTGGCTTACGCATCTCTAAAAAGATTAGAATGTCTGGATGCGATATATCCAAGTACGCAGCATAGCTACCCCTGCGAGTACGACCCTGTCTATAAGCCAGAGAACTGGAATCATAAGTACGAAGATGGGGCATAACCCCAACAGATTTATCGTCAGCTGAACGAATACCGATACCAATTCCAACTCCACCTCCCAACATTGATAACCAATTTACTTCTGATAATGTTTCCACCAAACCTTCAGCCGTATCCTCCAAATATGGAAGAAAACAACTAATTGGTAACCCTCTTTTACTTCTACCGAAACTTAACACAGGTGTAGAATATGACAACCAGTGTTTACTAGAATAATCATACAATCTTTGAGCATGTTCATCGTTACTACTAAATGATCTGGAGACAAAAGCGAATCTTTCTTGCGGTGACTGCTCATCCTCACGCATATAAGACTCTTGCATTCTCTTTACGCCTAACTCATCAAATAATGAATCTCTTTCATAATCAACCTTTATGCCATGCACAATATCTTCCATTTATTACTCCGCTTTTTTATTCTGTTATAAATTCCTCAGCCATAGGAAATACTTCAACTATCGCTTTAGCACATTCTCTTGCTATTTCCATATGCTCTTTCTGCGTGCCGTTTGAAGAGCGCAATTCTATATAGTGAACCCATGATCTAAGTGTTCCATTCACATATAGTTTTGAAAC